CAAGGCAAGAAGTACAAGGCAACGCCTGTGCTACCCTTCCACAAGATGTTCCCAGTTGTTGAAGACTTCCACTCATTAGGTGAAGGTCAAGCTAAACGTGAGAAATCTAAGAGGGACCACATAGCTTTGCAGATGCTGTCTGTATTGCCATCAGAAGATGCACCAGCATGGATTAAGGAGCTAGTCTAATGTCGTCCGATAAGATTGAGGTGAAGGGTCTAAGGGAGCTTGAGGCGGCTCTCTTAGCGCTACAAAAGGAATACGGTGGTAGGACTGCTGTACAGGCCATGAGACCCGCTGTAGTGGCTGCTATGAAGCCTATAAAGCAAGAGGTGTTGCAGGACACCCCAGTTGACCAAGGTACACTTAGAGACAGCACAAGGGTCACTATTGGTGCTCCTACAAAGAAGATGCTGTCTAGCGCCCACTACAACAACACCACAATCATTGCAGGACGTGCGGGCTGGTTCTGGTCTAGGCCAAGCCTTTGGTCGCAAGCTCTAGCTGTTGAGTTCGGTACACAGCAAGTGGCAGCACAACACGTCCTTGAGGGTGTCTTTATGCGAGAGCATTCTGGGATGCTTAAGAGGTTTAAAGATACACTGGGGCCAGCTATTGAGAAGAAAGCTAAAGCCCTCAACAAGAAGCGAATGAAAGGCTAGATAATGGCAACACTTGCAAACCTATCCATTGGCCTTAGTGCCGATAGTGCTCAACTAAAGAAAGACCTAGATAAAGCCAAGGGTCACTCTAAGAAGTGGGCTGATGGTCAAAAGAAACAGTTCTCAGGTGTGGCAGCATCCATCAAGCTTATTGGTGCTGCTGTAGCTGCTATCGGCTTTGGTAGTCTCATCAGGGGAGCTGTCCAGACCTCTAAAGAACTAAAGGTTATGGCTAACCTCACTGGTGTTAGTGCAGATGAACTACAACGTGTAGCACCATCCCTAAACCGTGCTGGCATCTCCCTAGAGAAATACTCTGATATTCTCAAGGACGTAAACGATAAGTCACACGACTTCCTCCAAACTGGTGGTGGTCCTATGGCTGACTTCTTTGAGAACATTGCACCACTTGTTGGTATTACTGAAGATGCCTTTAAGGGCCTATCAGGTAAAGATGCTCTTGGTCTCTACGTTAGCTCACTTGAGAAAGCTGGTCTGTCAACAGAGCAAATGACCTTCTACATGGAAGCTCTAGCATCCGACAGCACTATGCTCCTACCACTACTAAGGGACAATGCTGCTGGAATGAATGAGTTCGCACTTGCTACAAATCAGGTGCTGTCTAAAGAGACCATGAACTCACTTGCTAACATTGGTACTTCGTTTACTACTCTTGGTACTATCATTACCAACATGACGTTTAATGCTCTCCAGCCACTTATTAGCTTCATTGAAGACATGCTTGAGGGTTGGCGTCAGCTTATCACAGACTTCCCAGCTATTGTCACAGGCTTACAGTTGGTGACTGCTGGTCTAGTGGCACTGACATTAGCAATGTGGGCTAACCCTGTTACCATATGGGTTGCAGCTATTGCATCCCTAATCGCAGGGATTGGTTGGGCTTATAAGAAGCTAAAAGACTTAGCTAAAGCTGTTGGTGAACTTGGTGAGCTTTGGCCGCTTCTTGCTGATAGCGCTAAGTTCGAGTTTGACCGTATTGGTGCTTATGGAACAAAGCTGAAGCTAAGCCTATCGCTTATCTTTAATGGTATCCAAGAAAGTTGGCAGAGCACGCTTATCAACATGAGTGTTGGATTTGGTCGTTGGACTGATAGCATTGCCGCTACTAAGGTTGGCAAGATGATGGGTCTTGAGGGTGGTGCCGAGTATGCAGCAGCTGAAGCTGGCTGGGGAAATATGAATGCCATCAACGATGAGTTCATTAAATTGACAGCAGCTATGTCTGCTAACAATGCACTCCTAGAGGATACTAACCCACATTGGAAGAAGCTGTCTGACGCTTGGTCTGGTGATGATCCTATTGCTGTAGAACTAGAACCTGGAAGCCTAACAGACCTTACTGGTGGTGGCTCTGGTGGCTCTGGTGGTGCTGGTGCTAAAGCAGCTAAGGCCCCAGAGGTTAAGGACTTCTATGAGACCACAGCAGAACAGTTCGTAAGTGGCCTGAAGTCCTCCTTTACCACAGCGCTTGCTAGTGGTGACTGGAAGGGCTTCCTTGATAGTGCTCTAGACACACTGACTATGGGTATCATTGGTTCCTTTACTGAGGGTCTATTTAAGCCATTCCAAGACAGCCTAACAAGCTGGATGGGTGACTTATTCTCAGGCATGGGTAGCTCTGGTGGTGGTGACCTAATTAGCTCCGCTATGTCTATCTTTGGTTTCGCTGATGGTGGCATTGTGCCAACTACATCAACCTCTAAGTCCTATGCTGACAGTGTCCCTGCGATGCTACAACCTGGGGAGCTTGTAGTCCCTAAGTCCCAAGTGGACAACTTCATGAATGGTGCTGGTGGTGGCGGTGGTGGACAGACGTTCAACATCAATGTCACTGGTGACGTATCTAGACTGACACGCTCTGAGATCGTTAAGATGATGCCAGAGATTGCAGCAGGTACTAACATGCTCAACAAAGAGAACGGGCGTCGATAAGCCACTCTAAGGCCCACTGTAGCTTCTTAGGCTATGGTGGGTCACCTTTTAACTAGATGGCCCTCTAAGGTGCCTCTCAGTGGCTCTCAGGGGGTTCTATGCACTACACACAAGAAGAACTGATAGAAGCAATCAACATTGCTACACAAACGATAAACGATAGGACTGAGGCTTGCACAGGGTTTACCTATGGTGTCAATTGCTGTGCATCCCTACTGATGGCCTATGATAAGGCCTTACGAGGCTCAAGCTCTAAGGCTGAGCTAGACTTCCAGTGGAGTGGCGTAAGGGACTTCGTGGTCAAGCTAAAGCGTCATGGGTTCACTGTTGAGAGCTACTTAGAACATTGTGGCTATGAGATCATTAAGAACAAAAGACCGCTAATAGGTGACGTAGCCTTTTCTGGTGGCTCAATGATAGCTGGTCCAAAAGGTTGGATAAGCACATCTGAAGATAACAAGGGTGTGGTTCGCTCTAAGCAAATCATGTTCCTAGAGTTAAACATTGACACAATAGCAAGACCCATAAAGGATTAACTAAATGGCATATTATTTCAAAGGCGCTAAAATCTTAGCCCCACTTTCGATTACTTCTAATGAGCCTGTCTATGACGTTGACACTGTTAGCCTTAGTAAGCAGCGGGCTACACAAGGTGCCCAGCGCTGGGAGGTTGCTTTCACCACAGCTACCTCAGATGCTACAGAAGCTGATATGCTAGTTGGTGTAATCGACAGCATCACTTCTGCTGAGACTATGGTTATGCCACAGCTTCCATCAGTTGCTCGTTTGAACACTGCTGGTGTAAGCTTAGTGATTAGTGTTGCAGCTTCTGGTGGTGCACCCTCAGTCACAGTTGTTTCTGATGGTGTCATTAGCAAAGGTTCATTCATCAAGTTCAGCAACCATGACAAGGTCTACTTAGTCACTGCTGATGTTGCTGCTGGTACTGTGCCAGTCTCCATCTACCCTTCGCTCCGTAGCGCTGTTACTACAGCACACACTATGAACACAGGGGCTTCTGTATCCCTTCGCTACTACCGTGACGTTAGTAACCTCCGTGGCCTTACGTTCACTGATGGTATCTTGTCTAGCACTGGCACTGTTAACCTAGTGGAGGCTTTGATTTAATGCGACAGTTCTCAACGGCTGTGCAGACAGTCTTGGATAGTGACCTTATTGAGTACGCTTTCCTAATCAAGTTAAAATTCAACTCTGACTACTATCTGACATCCAATGGTTATGACATTGTCTACGATGGCAACACCTACTTAGCTAACAGTGGCCTCTACTCTTTCGATAGCCCTAAGTTCTCTACAGTCGTTGACCGTGAGAGCTATAAGGTTATTATCTCTGAGCTATTTGACGAGATGATGCCAGAGTTTAAGCTTAATGTCGTTGGTAAACCTATTGAGGTCTTTGTTGCTCTACGTGATGCTAACGGTGACCTGTTACTTTCTACAAGCGATGTTCTGAAGGTCTACAAAGGGACTGTTGACAAACCGTCAATCACTAATGACTTTGAGACTAAGCTTGCAGTCTTAGAGGGTACCTCACCTATGTCTGACTTAGACCTAGTGCGAGTGTTCATCACATCCAAGGATGGCATGGATCAAAAGAGCGCTACAGACACATCATTTGATGAGGTTTATGATGGTAGTGAGATAACAATAAAGTGGGGTAAGGTCTAATGGCTGATCCGGTTACAATACTTAGGGTAATTATTTTTGTAGCCTCAGTAGCTTACCAAAACAATAAGCAAAAGCAACTTAAGAAGAAGCAACAGCAGATGCAACAGCAACAAGCTGCTGCTGAAGAAGCTCGTAAGGGCTTTACATTCACTACGTCAGGTGAAGCTGTAGCACTTCCTGTGGTCTATGGTAAGAACCTACTTGGTGGCATTGCTGTAAAGCATCACATCACTAGCACTTACACAAGCTCCTCAATAACTGGAACTAATAACTTCAACCAAGGGTTTACTAACACTACAGCCTCTGGGACCAAGAATGAGTTCCTTCATGTTCAACATGCGCTTTGCCAAAGTGGGATTGAGAGTGTTGCGGGTATTAAGGTAAACAACCTAGACTATAATGATAGTGAGCAAAGGTTTAACCACCTGATTAGAACCTACCGTGATGGTGGCACTGCTGACCCTATTGCTACAGCTAACGGCATCCCATCAACCAACAGGTTCACTGGTGCAGCCTACGCATCTTCAACCTTTAAGCTAGACCGTGATGACCCACAGTACAATGGCGCACCACAGATGGGCTTTCTTGTCAAGGGCCGCAGGGTTCGTGCAGTTGAGCTTAGTGCTGGTGTCTATAGCCTAGCGTCAACCTACACCTACTCTAACAACCCTGCACTGTGCTTACTAGACTACTTGCTTAATGCAGACTTTGGGCGTGGCTTGTCTACCTCAGAGGTTGACCTACAGTCGTTCTATGACGCTGCTGTAGTCTGTGGCACTACAGTATCCACAGGACGTGCAGTGTCTGGTGTAGTCAATGGTGGGGCAACAACCCGCAACATCCCGCTCTATGAGTGTAACATTACTTTTAGCACTACGAGTAGCGTAAGGGATAACATTGAAGCTATTATGAGCACTATGTCTCTCTCTGAGCTTACTTGGAGTTCTGAGGGTAAGTACAAGCTCCTAGTTGAGTACCCTACATCTACTGTAGAACAAGACGCTTTAGTTGATGCTGACCACTACTTTACTGATGATGACATTGTCCGTAAGGATGTTAACATCCAGTGGCCCAGCGCTTCTGAGCGTTACAACCAAGTGACCATAGCCTTCTCTAATGAGCATGAGGACTTTAAGACAGACAGTGTAACTTGGCCTAAGACTGGTTCTACAGCTTACAACACTTATCTGACTGAGGACAACAACCAGCCCTTCAGGGGTAGCTTTGATATCTCTGGTATCACAGACCCTTATCATGCACTAGCAGCGGCTGAACAGTTCGTCCGTGAAGCTAGGTCTGTAAAGACTATTGATCTTACTGTAACCAAGAGGGGTCTGAGCATTGAGCCTGGGGATTTCATTAACATCACATCTACTACCTGTAATATCTCTGATGAGGTCTATAGGGTCCAAGCTATTGAGGTTAACTCTGACTTCACAGTTAAGCTAACGTGTACTTACTTTGATTACACTACGCTTGCTTGGAATGTTAACGATGATATAGCCTACTCTGTACGTCCAACCTATGACTTTAAGGTTGAGCCTGTAACTGGGCTAACGTACACAGCAGGGACACCTGATGAGGACCACACAGCTATTGCAGAACTTACTTGGACTGCACCAACTGATGGTTCCTTTAAGTGTGTTGTCTACTACACTGTTGGTGGTGTCCTAAAGATACTTGGTGAGACTACTGGTGAGAACTTCTTGATCCACCCACGTCCTGAGTGGGCCAATGGTCAAAGCGTTACGTTCACTGTTAAGGCACAGACACCACTAGGGCGCTTGTCCACAGGTGTAGCTGTAACTAATGCAGTTGTCCGTAACCCTGGGGTTATCACATCCTTCAGTGTAGCTGAGACACTCTATCAGACCAACAAGGCTTCTGGTGTTAAAGCTAGGGCTACTATAACTTGGGCTGAACCTTCTGGTGGTGTTGAACCTAAAGATTATAAGGTTGAATACTACAGAGATGCTGATGGCTCTACCTATAAGCTCTTGGGGTACACTGTAGGGACAACCTACAACTTTGATGACGTTAGGTCTGGTGCTTACCACTTTAGGATTACTCCTATTAGTTGGTTCGACTACGAAGGCACAGCTTTGGTTGGCACTAAGACTATCTTAGGTCTCTCAGCTATCCCAGCGGACCCTACAGGCTTCGTTAGTAAGGTTACTGATAGTGGCATCCTGTTTACTTGGAACACACCTACAGACCTTGATGTTGTCTCTGGTGGTACTACTGAGATCAGGTACGTCCGTAACGATGTTGTCACCCCTAAGTGGGAGATTGCGCAGACTATCGTAAACAACATCAGTGGCTCTACTACAACTGCTACGCTACCAATTGCCCCAGGTTACTACCTGATTAAGCACATTGATAGCTCTGGCAATGCTTGTGCTAATGCTGCACAGTTGCTCAACTCCTTTGTTGGCCCTGACTACAATGCTATCACAACTATTACAGAAGACCCTACATTCGCAGGGACTAAGACTAACTGTACAGTTGTTGGTAGTAACCTAGAGTTAGATGCTGGCGTCTTGTCTATGACATATCTGTTCAACAACAGTATCGACTTGGGTAGCGTTGAGAACATCAGGCTTGTCCCTAGCTTAACAGCTTTGATTACTGATGGTACAAGTGTTGTCGCTGACTATGACCCTGTGGCTTCTGTCACTCGCTTCGCTGGTCCTATCGTTGATGCTTCAGTCACCTTTGAGGTCAGGACTACTGATGATGACCCTGCTGGAACACCTACGTGGTCTGATTGGGAAACCTTCACTGTTGGTAACTATCGGCATAGAGCCTTTGAGTTCAGGCTAGTTGGTGTTGTAGCTTCAACTACTTACACTATTGAAATCTCAGGTCTAAGCTTAACAGCAGACAAAGTTGATGTAACCAAGCGTGGAACTTCAAGCACAACTGGTGGCAATACAACTGTCACATTTGACACACCCTTCTATGGGGGTATCGGTGGCACTGATGTTCCTTATGTTGGCCTAGCTACAGTTGGGGCAACAAGTGGTAGCGGCGCTGATATTGTCTCTGTTAGCTCTACTGGCTTCGTTTACTCAGTAAGCGGTGGCGGTGGTGGCACTAAGACAATCAACTGGGTTGCTGTAGGGCAATAAGAAACAGTAGGCCCCTTAACGGGGGCTTACGACACTCATTCAATAATCAAAGGACTAAATAATGGCTACTACAACACGTGTATTAGACGCTAATGTTAACGGTACGGTCTACACCTCTAATGCTAATAGCGCACTAGAGGCCCTAGACACATGCCACTCAGGGGCTACAGCTCCTACAGATGAGGTTGCTAACGGTAAGCTGTGGTTAGACACATCGACAACACCTGCTATTCTTAAGGTCTACGACAACGCTGGTTGGAATATCGTCTACTCAGGTCGTGGTGACTTAGATGTTGAAGGTACAATAACGGCAACAACACTCCTTGGGGATGGCTCTGGCTTGACTGGCATTATCGCTGGGATGACATTTGCCCTCAAGACTGCCAATTACACAGCAGCACACCTAGAGGGCGTAATAGCTGACACTAGTGGTGGCACTTTCACAATCACACTACCAGCGACACCATCTGCTGGAGACTATGTTGTTGTTAGTGATGGTGGTGATTGGGCAACTACTAACCTCACTGTTGCCCGTAATGGTTCCACTATTGAGGGTGACTTAGAAGATATGACTATGGACATTGGTGGCGTGTTCGTCACCTTTGTTTACGATGGTGTTACTTGGCAGACTTACACAACAGTTGGTGCTGATAACAGTCAGTTTGCCACAGCGGCACAGGGTGCGCTTGCAGACACTGCTATGCAGCCCGTAGGCATCGACGACAACGCTGCTGCTACTGCTGTTACTATTGATGCAAGTGGTAACGTGGGTATCGGTACGGCTACGCCTAGTGAGTTGCTTGAGATCGAAGATGGCAACATGTTGTTTACTAATACGGTAAGCAATGACAGCCGCATCTACTTTACACACACGACCACCGCTAACCGCCGTTCATACATTGGCGCACTAGAGACTACAGGCACTGGGAATGCGTTGGTATTTGCTCCCAATGCTAACGGCTTTGACGCAGCAGAAGCCATGCGCATCGACAGCAGCGGTACCGTGCTTGTGGGCAAGACGAGTGCTGTTGGCTCCTCTACCGTGGGTCATGAGTTATTAGCGGCTGGGACGGCTTACCATACGTCAGCAGGGGCGGCGTTGGTGCTGAACCGCACAACAACCACAGGAAGCATTGTCGCCATCAAATATAACAACAGCACTGTAGGCTCCATCTCAGTCACAGGTTCAGCAACAGCCTACAATACATCATCAGACTATCGCTTGAAAGAGAACATCACACCAGTTCAAGGTGCTTCTGACATCGTTAAGATGATGCGTCCATGCACCTACACCTTCAAGTCTGATGGTTCTTGGCACGATGGTTTCCTTGCTCACGAACTACAAGAGTTACACCCACGTGCAGTCACTGGAGAGAAGGATGCAGTCGATGAAGAGGGCAACCCAGACTACCAAGGCGTTGACTACTCTAAGCTCACACCAATCCTAACAGCAGCACTACAAGAAGCACTCAACAAGATCGATGCACTTGAGGCTCGACTAACAGCACTGGAGGCTATCTAATGGCTACTCTATCATCAAAATCGGCTCCTTCTGGGCTGGCTACATTAGCACAAGGGGTGCTGGCGGATACGTCAGTACAACCTAACGACAGTCCTACGTTTGCTGACCTTACAGCCACTGGCGCATTCACCTCACTAGGCATCGACGATAACGCTTCTGCTACTGCTGTTACTATCGACAGCAGCGGCTCCGTGCTTGTGGGCAAGACTGCGATTGGTGTTGTTTCGGATGGTATTGAGTTAAATAAACTAGATTACGTCGCTGTTACCCGTGACGGTGATACACCCCTGTTTCTCAATAGGCGCACATCTGACGGCACTGTTGCTGAGTTCCGCAAAAACAACGTAGCGGTGGGGAGTATTGGGGCGCAGAGCGGAAATCTTTCAATTAAGGGTGGCGGCGATGTATTTGTTGTAAATGCTGGCGGTGAAGGTTTTAGAACAGGTGGACTTTCAGCTTCTGCGGGGGCAATTATCCCTCTCGCAAATAACGCAGATAGCGACAACACAAACGATATAGGTGTACCTTCCGTCCGTTGGGACGATGTCTACGCCACCAACGGAACCATCCAGACATCTGACCGCAACGAGAAGGAAGCCATTGCATCCCTCACACCTACTGAGATGCTTGTCGCTGCACGTCTGTCTAGCAGCTTCAAGAACTTCAAGTGGAAGGATGCTGTCGCTGAGAAGGGTCTAGCAGCAGCCCGTATGCACTCAGGTATCATTGCCCAAGATGTTCAGGGTGCTTTCACGGCTGAAGGCTTAGATGCTAGTGACTACGCTATGTTCATCTCTAGCACTTGGTGGGAGACACAGACTGATGTTCCTGCTGTAGAGGCTGTAGCTGAAGTAGTAGACGAAGAAGGCAACGTAGTCACTGAGGCAGTAGAAGCCAAAGATGCCTACACTCGCAAAGACACCTACGACACACTAGAAGAAGCCCCAGAAGGTGCAACTGAACGCACTCGCTTGGGTGTACGTTATCCTGAGTTACTTGCTTTTGTAGCAGCTTACAACGATCAACGCTTCCTCTCTATTGAAGCACGACTAACAGCGCTTGAAGCATAACAACATTGGCCCTGCTAGAAATAGTGGGGCCTTTTTGTCTTTTAGGGGTTTACAGGGTTTAACACCTACTTTAGGAAGGTCTCAAGGAAACACAAAGGAGAACACAATGACACATAGAACTATG